AGAAGGCTCTCCTTTCCAGCCCGCCACAACAGTCTGGACGGACCTGCCCAACAACGCAGTCGGAGGCCCACGCGCCTACGAGCCTGACATCGGTACCCTCTTCTCGGGTAACAAAATTCTAGGACGGACGGGTGACTCCCTCGTCCTCACAATCGAAATGACGGCGAAACCTACCACAGCAGCCGTCACATACCTCGATCTCGCCATTGATATCGGTGGTGCAATCGGTAGAATCTACCCGCAGAACATCGCCTTCCCTAAAGGACAGAATGTCGCAAGACCTTTCTCGTTCTCGTTCGGTGTCTACACCTTGGACACCTGGGAAGCCAACGGCGGTCAGATCGTGGTGAACCCTTCGGCAGCCATGGACATCTATGGTATCCGTACAGTCGTCATCCGAACTTCAGCACCCTAAGAGGAACCTATGGCATACATACAACCCGGTCAAGAGCCGCCTTCTTCGGGTAAGGGCTCCAAGCTCTCCCCTAAGATGGAAAAGTTTGTAGAAGAATACCTCATTGACCTCAACGCCTCGGAGGCTGTCCTCCGTGCAGGCTATAAGACACGCAACCAGAATCGGATGGGAGCAGAACTCCTACGCCACCCCCTCGTCAAGAGCGCCATCGACAAACACATGGAGAAGCGGCGCGACAGGATGGAACTCACGGCTGACTACGTCCTAACCAAACTCGTAAATATCGTAGAGCAGACAGAAAACGGCAACCCTTCGGCTGCTTTGAGGGGCCTGGAACTCCTCGGCAAGCATCTCGGCCTCTATCGTGACCGCCAAGAGATTTCAGGTCCTGATGGTGGTGCCATTGAGATGGAACAGAAAGCAGAAAAGAATGCAGCAGATTTCACCAGCCAGCTATCTCGCCTCGCTCGACGAAGCGGAGAGGGAGAAGTTGTTAAGTTCCCTGACGCCACAGGAAATGGCAAAGCTTAAGTGGGACTGGAAGTTCTGGGCTCGTCCCGACCAGATAGCACCGGAAGGTGACGACTGGTTCGTATGGATGATCCTTGCAGGACGTGGTTGGGGTAAGACCCGGACCGGTTCTGAGTGGGTCCGTGAGTTGGCACATAAGCATCCCGGTTGTCGTATAGCCCTAGTGGCCGAGACAGCAGCCGATGCCCGCGACGTCATCATTAAGGGTGACTCCGGCCTTCTCTCTGTTGATCCTACTCTCTCCGAAGACTCATGGTCTCCCACCAACCGCTGCTTGACGTGGCCGAACGGTAGTAAGGCATGGACTTATAACGCGACAGAACCTGACCAGCTCCGTGGCCCACAGCATCACTTCGCTTGGGTGGACGAATTGGCTAAGTTCCGGTACGGTGAAGCACTCTGGGATCAGGTAGTCTTCGGGCTCCGATTGGGCGACAGCCCTAGAGCCCTAGTCACTACTACTCCTCAGCCTAAGAAAGTAATCAAGGCTCTGGCGGCCTCCCCTCACACAAGGATTACACGAGGTGCGACTAAAGACAATCTCGCTAACCTTGCTCGTTCTGCTGTTGAGCAGATGTATGACCGCTACGAAGGTACCCGTCTGGGCCGCCAAGAACTCGAAGGCGAAATCCTCGGCGACATCCCGGGTGCGCTCTGGACTCGAGAAGCGATTGACGACAATCGTGTCAAGGAAGCCCCAGTCGATATGGAACGAGTCCTCGTTGCAGTCGATCCAGCCGCCTCTTCCAACGAAGGATCAGACGAGAACGGTATCGTTGTTGTTGGTCTCGCCCGAGACAAGGACGGCTACGCCCGCGGCTACATCCTCGAAGACGCTTCCCTACGCGGGACGCCGGAGGAGTGGGCTAAGAAGGCGATTCACATGTACCGTAAATGGTCGGCAGATAAGATTGTTGCAGAGAAGAATCAGGGGGGCGAAATGGTTTCCTCTGTTCTTAGATCAGTTGATCGTGCTGTACCAGTTAAACTCGTACATGCTAGCCGCGGCAAAGTTGTTCGAGCAGAGCCAATCTCAGCCCTCTACGAGCAAGGACGAATCCACCACGTCGGTATCTTCGACAAGCTAGAAGACCAGATGTGTGAGTTCTCCATCGACAACGTACGGAACGCCAGCACTGGTTCTCCTGACCGGGTCGATGCTCTTGTATGGGGCCTATCTGAAGTGTTCGAAAAAATAGCCGGACGACGCAGAGTAACTAATAAAGGCACTGCACCCGGCGACGCAGCCTCGGACTGGAACCCCGGTTCCGTCTACGACAGCAACCCTAATTCATGGATGTCAGGATAAATATGGCCGAGACTAAAGAGAAACCTAAAGAAAGAGAAGAAGGCGGAGAAATCCAAGTTCTCACTGTAGAGGGTGTAACAGCCGCTGACTACACGCCTGAGGGTTTCGAATCTCAGGAGGCTTTCCTAGAAGATATGCGGAAACAGTACGAGGCGGACATCGAGTTCGACCGTACCAACCGCGAACAAGCAATAGATGACAAGAAGTTCACCGCCGGTGAGCAGTGGGACCCAGTGGTCCTCGAGCAGCGTAAGGGTCTGCCTTGTCTCGTGATCAATAACATTCCCCAGTTTACAGCTCAGCTAGTCGGTGACTGGCGTGAGTCTCGTAAGGCTATCAAGGTCGTCCCGTCTAACAACGAGGATGTCGATATTGCCTCGGTTAGAGGCGACCTGATACGCGGAATCGAAATGCAGTCTCGGGCAGACCGAGTCTACGACAGCGCCTTCGAAAGCCTTGTCCAGTGCGGTGACGGTGCATACCGTGTAGCCGTAGAGTACTCCCGAGATGACGTGTTCGATCAGGACATCTTTATCCGCCCCATCGAAGACGCCTTGTCTGTTGTATGGGATAGGTTCTCGGTAGACCCCACAGGTCGAGACGCCAAGCGTGTCTTTGTTGATGACCGGATGCCTAAGCGGGAGTTTAAGAACAAGTTCCCTCAGGCTGACCCGTCCTCCATGGACTCGATGCGTAACGACATGATGGTGAATGGTTGGATCGACGACGACTCCTACCGTGTCACTGAATACTGGAGAATGGTTGAACGTCAGCGTGTCATGGCTCTGTTTGAGAATGGCAAGATTTTCGAAATCAATGACGAGAATCAAGACGACGTGATCCTGGCGAATGGGTACCCAGTAAAGACTAAGCTGGCATGGTGTTCTTATGCACAGATGCACTTGGTTACCGGGTTCAGCATTCTTTCTGGGCCCTACGAATACCGACTGAACCGCCCGCCCATCGTACGCATGAGTGGTCGTGTCACCAATGTTGGCGGACGTCGTGTCCGTTACGGCATGGTGCGTTTCATGAAAGATGCCATCCGGCTTAAGAACTTCTGGCGTTCCGTTGCTGCTGAACAGCTCGGCTACGCTCCTAAGGCTAAGTGGATTGCACCTGAGTCGGCAGTCGAAGGACGCGAAGAAGCGTTCCGCAAGGCTCATCTTTCCCGCGATCCTCTCATCGTCTACAACGACGGTGCAGAAGCTCCCCCTACTCTTATTCCTCCTCCGCCTGTAGAGGCCTCGCTTCTGAATGAAGCAGCCACCAACGCACAGGATATGAAGGACGTTACCGGTATCCACGACGCTTCGTTGGGTATCCGCTCTAACGAGACTTCAGGCCGGGCCATCATGGCTCGTCAGCGAGAAGGCGACGTCGCTAACCTGACATTCCACGACAACGCAAACGCGGCTGTTCTGGAAGGTGGCGACATCATCAATCAGTTGATACCTCAGATTTATGACGGTACCCGGGTGACCCGTACGATTGGCGAAGACGAGACGGTTAAGTTCGTCCGTCTCAACGATCCTATGAACCCAGAAGCCATCGATCTTTCTGTTGGTATGTTTGACGTTGCCCTGTCGACCGGTACTTCGTACACGACTCGCAGGGTAGAAGCGGCTCAGGCTATGATGGATGCCATCCAAGTCTGGCCACAGCTTATGGGTATCGCAGGCGATCTGGTTGCTAAGGCACAGGATTGGCCGGGTGCTGACAAGCTTTCCGAACGTCTCAAGAAGACTATCCCTCCGCAGTACCTTGCAGAAGGTGAAGAGGGTGGAGTCGGTATCTCACCAGAAGAATTGCAGCAGATGCAAATGGCGTTGCAGCAGCTTCAGGCTGAGAACCAAGAACTCAAGACAGACCGAACCATCGACATGGCCAAGATTGAACAGGCCAAGTATGACGGTGAGACACAACGCATCCGGGCTCTGTCCGACAATGAAGTCGATGCTCAGCAGCTTCAGATGGATGCAATGAAAATGATTCTCGAAAAGTCGAAAGATATAGACCAGCTAGACCAGCAGGAATATAAAATAGACAAAGATTTCGAGGCGAAAAAATCGACTCTGGAGGCCCAAAGTGCAGCCCGCCTCCAGGACAAGTCGCAACTGGGTAGCGCAAACGGTTAAAGGACCGATCAAACCTTAATATGAGTACTGAAAACACAACCCCCGACACTACTCCTGACGTAGACCTCGACGCCTTTTCGGAAGACTTCTTTGGCCAGAAGAACCCCGATCCTGAGCAGGCCAGCTCAAAGGGTGACGACGATCCTGCACCAGAAGACAGTGACGCACCTAACGAAGATGCTCATTCGGATGGCGAAGAAGCCATCATCGAGGACGACGATACCCTCGCAAACGAAGACGAAGATGATACCGATGAAGCAGAGGACGACAGTCCTAAGCCTAAGAAGAATCGTTTTCAGGAACGTATCGACGAGCTAGTAGGTAAAGAGAAGGCAGCAGAACGACGGGCCCAAGAGCTCGAAGACAAGCTTGCCGCTCTAGCCGCAAGGCTCGAACAGAACAAAGAAGTCGAAACCCCTACGCCCAAGGCTGTAGACGGTGACGCCGAACCACAACCCAACGATCTGAATGAGGACGGCTCAGAGAAATACGCTCTGGGTGAGTTCGATCCCAAGTACATCAAGGACCTGACGAAGTTCGCCCTAGCTAATGAGCGGCGTACCCTGAAGGAACAAGAAGAACAGGAAGCTAATCAGCGGAAACAGGACGAACAGAGGGCTACTCTCGAGTCTGAGTGGAATGCTAAATTGGAGCCCGCACGGGAGCGTTACCCCGATTTCCAAGAAAAGGGTCAAACACTTGTAGACTCGTTCTCGGGAGTGACTCCACAGTACGGCGAATACCTTACCTCTACAATCATGAGCTTGGATTACGGCCCCGATGTTCTGTATTACCTTGCCAATAACCTCGACGAAGCCTCGAAGATTGTCAACAGCGGCGCTGCGAAAGCAACCGTTGCTCTAGGCCGTCTCGAAGCCCAGTTCGCGGCTAAGGACAAGAACAGCAAAACCCCGGGTCTGAAAGTTTCCAAGGCACCTGCACCCCCTGCTCACCAGAACAAAGGTTCTTCCGTGAGTCGTGGGACAGTAGCACCGGACACCGATGATCTTGACGCCTACTCCGCTATGTTCTTTAAGAAGAAATGAGGGGGGGCACATCAACTCATATAAAAGGATAGTCTCACATGGCTACTGTGACTGTAGATCAAGCAAAACTCGTTCTTAATTCGTTTGCTGCGATCTTTCAAAATAACCTCGTTTCCAAGGACCTCGTGACTTGGAAGAAGTTCGACAACGAAATGAATGACCGTAACGGTCTGACTGTTGTTGAGCAGGTATCTCCTGACTACACTACCACGTTCTCGACCAACACCGTCAACGATCTGACGTCTGGCGTCCAAGACAGCACCTTCGGGTCTGAGCAGTACAAGCTGACTCAGGTCATTGGTTCTAGCATGGGCTGGGGCGACTTCGTGAAAATCCGTGACATCGGTGAGGCTCGTGAGTCTGAGGCGCTTAAGAAGGCTGCCCTCCGCCTTGCTACCGACATCGACGCATACATCCTTGGCTTCGCAGCTAAGGCCTCGAACAACCTGCTTGGTGATGGCGACTCCGCCGTTTCCGAATGGGACGACGTGGCTTCCGGCTACACCCGTCTGAAAGACGAAGGCGTAGAAGACATGGATATGCGGGCAGTACTTACCTACGGTGATAAGCAGGCCCTCGGCTCGCAGATCATCGACAGCACCAACAACGCCTCTCTGGCTTCGCTTGGTGATGGTATGTATCGTCAGGGCTTCTCGGGTTCCGTCGCTGGTATCCCCACGCTGTTCACTCAGCAGCTCCCTGCCTTTACTGTAGGTACCCGGACTATCACCGGTGCCCTGACTGCTGGTACGACTGACGCTCCTGTGACCTACGAATCGGTTGCCATCTCCCCGGCTCCCGGTCAGTACATGTCGCAGACGATTAACGTCAACGTGGGCGGTGCAACTGCTACCGTCAAAGATGGTGAAGTCTTCACTATCGCTGGCGTCTACGCATGGGACGCCCGTGCCAAGAAGCAGCTCGGCCACTTGCAGCAGTTCCGAGTAATCGGTGACAGCACCGCATCGGCTTCGGTTGCTAACCTCCGTATCTTCCCTGCAATCATCACGACTGGTCCTTTCCAGACCGTGTCGACTGCTCCGGCTAATACGGCTGTGGTTACCTTTGTTGGTGCCGCAAGTGCGGTTCTGCATCCTCGCTTCCTCGCGAACAAGAGTGCAATCGTTGTTAACACGGCTGATCTTATCATGCCAGCAACGGGTGTCTCCTCGCGTAAGGCGCTGACGCAGATTCCGGTTAGTGTCCGTATGTGGCAGGATTCCGTGTTCGCTACCGGCGAGCATCGGGTACGGTTTGACATCGCTCTCGAAGCGAACGTCGTTGACCGTCGTCGTCTTGTCCGTATCAACGGCTAATTGAATACGATAGGGACCTCTGCTCTTTGGAGTACGTCCCTATTTTTCTTTCAGAAGGAAGACACATGGTTACTCATTACAAACCTATTCCAGTTACCGCTGGTGCTACGGTAAAGTTCGACAGCTCCTACGTCGGTGGCTTCCTTTGCACCACTGCCGGTTCTATCACTATTTCACGCCTTAACCTAGACGGTACTTACACCGCAATCGTTACGGGCCTCTCAGTCCTCGCCACGGGCGGTAACAACTACCTAGAGATGCCGATGTTTGTTGGTGTCAAGGGCGGACAAATCACTTCCACCGGCGCTGTCGGTGTTCTCCTAGCTTAAGGATAGACGATGACCACTGTTACTGAGATTATCAATGACGCTTTTCGCCAGAGTAACCTCGTGGCAGCCGGTGGCTCTCCTACAGCACCCCAAAGCACTGAGGCTCTACGCTACCTTAATCGTATCGTGAAGTCTGTATTCGGCACAGAGGTCGGTGAGGCACTGTCTGCTATCCCCATCGGTGGCGGCAACATTTCCCGACCCTCTGGCTATCCTTGGTATGGCGACACACCAGACGGTGATTGGGTTGTGCCTAAGAACGTCCGAGTAGTCCTCAATCTTGAGAACTCTCTTGACTTGTACCTTCACCCAGAACCAAACGATGGTACCCGTTTTGCCCTTGCAGACGCGGCTTCGAACCTAGGCACAAATGCTCTGACAGTCTATGGCAACGGTCGTACGATTGAGGGTTCGACTTCGGTAACCTTCAATACTGACGGCGAGACGGGCGAATGGTTTTACAGACAAGACACAGCCAATTGGGCGAAGTATGCACCTCTTGCGGAATTGGATACGTTCCCCTTCCCTGAAGAGTTCGACGACTACTTCATCACAATGTTGGCACTACGCATCAACCCGTCCTATGGTACGATGCTAGACAATCAATCAGCCGAAGTCATGCGGCGCTCCAAGACCCAGTTGCGGGCCCGGTACAACCAGAATGTGCCAGTACGCAGCGACCTCGCTCTTCTACGACTAAGCCGTATGGCTAGAGACCGAGACGAGTGGGGGTCCATGTATAGCATGTATGACTCAGGCTCTATGTTCGAAAAAGGATGGCCTCTCTAATGGCATTTAAAGACATCAACATTTTCCCTAAGGGGAACGACAGGACGGTGGCTAAGTCCCCGTACATCGCGATGAAGAACAGGTTTGTCGAGGGCAACCCTTCTCTTAACGATAGTCAGATGTCTTTCATCTCTCGTCCTGCCCTTAACAAATGGCAAGAAGTCGGTGACGGTCATATACGTAAAGTCTTCTCTGCTCCAGGAGTTTTCAACAACGACCTCTTTGTTGTCAGCGGAACTTTCCTCTGGCGGGTAGACAAAGACACAGGTATTGCACGTTCTCTCGGAGAACTCGGTAGTGCTGGCACAGGCAGCATCAGTATGGCGGCAACTGCCCCTATTGGTACAGAAGTAACGGCCTATCTTTTTATCGCAGAAGGCGGTGTTCTCTGGGTTTACACCGAGAATGGTGCAGCCCTCGGACACCTCGAAGTCAGCACGGCTGTTGCTAACGGAGACGTCGTAAAAATTGATACGACCTACTACCAATTTACTACTGGCTCTGTAGACACAGGGACTCCTGACGGCAGTGTCGGCAACCCTTGGTTGGTTAAAACAATCGGTGCTAATGCTGATGATTTTCTGGCTCTCTACCACGCAATCAACGCAAGCGGTGTAGAAGGTACTGACTATTCTACGGGCCTCACAGAGAATGCAACAGTTTCTGCTATTACAACAGGTCCTGCCGACTTGTACGTTGCTTATAACTTTGTAGGTGCAACCGGTAATGCCATCTCGGTCACTACCACTGGCGCAGGATTGGCTTGGGAGTTTGCTACCTTGACAGGTGGCGGTGACGAGCAGTTGCGGCAGGTGAATGTCCCTGATGACAACGGCGCAATCAGTATTGCCCACATCAATTCTTATATCTTAGTCGTACCTATCCAAGACGAAGTAGCCGGAACCAACGGACGATTCTACTGGATCGAACCCGGAGAGGTCGTTATTGACCCACTGAATTACGCCACGGCTGAACGAAGCCCGGACAAGCTGCACCAAGTAATCGTATTTGGCGAGATGTTCTGGCTGCTTGGCGAAAAGACTACTGAACCTTGGATCACCTCTGGTGACCCGGCAGCTCCTATGCAGAAGTTCCAGGGTCTTCTGTTTGACAGAGGCTCGTGGGAAGGTACTGCGGTACAGGTAAAAGACAGTCTCATCGTTGTAGACGAAGACGGCGGAGTGTTCCAGATTGGCGGAGGTCAGACTCGAATCAGCACACCAGATATTGAAGAAAAAATACGAAGAGCTATTCAGTTCGAAGCCTTCTCAAACCCTTAATGGAGAAACTAATATGAGTATTCTTTGGGCCGACAACTTTCAGATGTACGGCACAGGTGCCACGGCTGAAGCTCTGGTGCTAAACGGCCTCTATGCCGATATTACTACGACTTATACTGATTTTATTGCTGACCCCGACCCTTCTGGCACGGGCGAGACCGTTCTTAAAATGGTTTCAGATTTCGAAAGTACTACACCTTATGCTGGTGCCACTTTGAGGTTCTCAGTACCGGGAGCGACTAAAACAACCTTAGGCGTATCTGCTAGGTTCTATCTTGATAGCCTACCTGTTAGCGATGGGGCCAGCGTACGTCCTTTTGTATTCATTGATACTACAGGTGCCCGACACGTGTGGCTGATGGTGAGGTCAGACGGTCGTTTAAGCATTGGTGTGGGTTCTACCCAGAATGGTAACCTAAATACTTCTGTACTTATTGGTACGTCTACTCTTCCTGTAATTACGGCTGATGCATGGCAACATGTCGAAATGAAAGTAACTGTTGATGATACTGTGGGTGCCACAGAAGTTAGAGTCAACGGCGTAGAAGTGGCTGGTCTTACTCTCACAGGGGTAGATACAAGAAACGGTGCCACGCCTAATATCGGTAGTGTGGCTTTTGAGAACTATGAGTTTGTCGTAACTGGCCCGACTATTTACATCAAGGATTTCATTGTCTGGGATACTCTTGGGTCACAGAACAACGACTTTATTGGCTCCGCACATGTCTATAACCTATTGCCTGATGGCGACTCTGCTTTGACATGGACACCTTCTACTGGTTCAGTCGGTTATGACCTTGTGGACGATAGCCCGCCTGATGATGCAACGTATCTTTCAGCAGACGACACTTTGCCTGCTGCTAACGTGTTCACTGTCAGCGACTTGCCACCTGATATTATCTCTGTAAAAGCCCTACTCCCTGTTGTTAGGGTCAAGAAGATTGATGGCGGTGACGGCAACGTCCAAGCTGCTATCATCTCTAACGCCGCAACAGACAGCGGGGCAGATCGTCCCATCACCACGGCGTTTACATATTATTGGGACGTCAGTGAAGTAAGCCCTGACACTGCGGTGGCTTACACTCCTACCGAGGTTAATAACATTACGTTCTCTGTCGATAGAACTGTTTAAGGAATAAGCAATGGTTGCGACTACAGACATTCAAGCCTCAGGGGCAAGTGTCACTACTGTTACAGGCGGTGAAACAGGCGATATGCTCCTGTCTAACTCCTATGTCGTGACTGTTGCTAATTTCCCCACTGAACAGGTTTACGTCAGTGATGCCTACGTCACCACTCTGATGACCTACCAACAAGGTGTAAGACTTTCTAACTCCTATATCACTGTGGTAGCCACCGGACGTATAGACGATCCTAAGGTTCGTGCTTGGACCTACACTATGGATGGGCATGATTTTTATGTCTTGCGTCTTGGTACTAGAGAGACTCTTGTTTACGACACGCAATCAGGACAGTGGTATACTTGGGGTACCCTGACTAGCAGGCTCTGGCGACCTTTTGATGGTATCAACTGGCCGGGGGCTGAGAGGTGGGCGCAGACCTACGGTTCGACTGTTATCGTAGGGGACGACGGCAACGGCAGTCTTTACTTCCTAGACCCTACTAAGTACGTAGACGATACTCCTTTGAGTGTTGAAGGCGCGGAAGACCAAGAACAGTTCGAAAGAACCCTGACAGGGCAGGTGACTAAGAGGGGTTACGACAGAGAGAAATGCTATTCGGTAGAGCTTCTAGGTTCTATCGGAGAGTCTACAAATTCTTCTCTCACTAATGTCACTCTCTATACATCAGACGATCAAGGACATACATACGACAACCAAGGCACAGTGTCAGTAGATAATGCAGACTATGATGCCCGGATTGATTGGCGTAGCCTTGGCAGCTTCCCTGCTCCGGGACGTTTGTTCAAACTTGTAGATTACGGGTCTCTGGCTCGTATCGACTCAATATCTATGGAAAGCGATAGAGAATAATGACGATTCAACCTCTTCAGGCCCAGATACCGATTGTAGACGAGAATGGTAAAATCTCTCCCTACTTTCTCCGCTTCTTGCGCGAGAATGGTCTGGGTGTTGAGGGGGCTATCGAGGATGCCGCTACTGCTTCTGATGAAGCCGCTGCTGCCTTGGCCGCTACACTGCTTAAAGCAGACAAGACAATCAATCTTACTGCTGGCACTGGTTTGTCAGGAGGGGGCGACCTTTCTGCTGACAGGTCTTTTAGCCTTGATGCAAGTATTGACGACCTTAACGATGTCGATACTACGACTACCCCTCCTACCGACGCACAAGCCCTTATCTGGGACAATGCAAGCAGTCTCTGGATTCCCGGAGATGTCGCATCAGGTGGCGGAGGCGGAGGCGGAGGCGGCGGTAGTGGGGCTTTCGAATTTATTGAAGAGATAACCGTAACAGCCCAGACTACTGTAGACATTGATTTGCCTACTGGTTATGCTTCCTACTATCTCGAACCTTATTTCAGCTTCTCGTTTGATGGTTCAGGCCTGTGGCTCCGAGTAACGGATGACGGGTTTTCGACTGTTAAGACTACGTCAGGCGATTATCGTTACGTAAGTTGGCGTTACAATAGTGGCTCGGCTCTTGATAGAAGCGCAGCAGACACTAAGATAGAACTCACAAGCAGTGTCGGTAACGCAGCCCCAGAACATTTCCAGACACAGATTGAGATTCTTAATTCACAAGACACGGCCTACACAGGCGTTGTAGCACATAACCAATACTATACGACTGCTACTGTGCAGACAGGCAGCGAGTTGCGTGGTATGTATATGGGGACACAAGTCCTCAATGGTGTACGTCTGATGCCTACCAACGGCAACGTAACAGGCATAGTTCGTGTCTGGGGCCGTAAGGCTGTCGCATCAGGTGGCGGCGGCGGAGCAGTTACCCTACTAGAGAGTCTATCTCCTTCTTCTGTATCATCTGTCGACATTGAATCTTTTGCAGGCTTAGGGTACAAGAAAATCGTAATTGATAGTGATCTAAAGTTCTCTACAGACGGTGTAACGGCCACGGCACGATTTAAGCTAAATGGTACCTACAAGTCGTCTGACTACCGTTCGGCGGTGCAGCAGGCTTCGTCGTCAGGCTCCACTACCAACTCTAGCTCAGCAGCAGGCACACAGTTATTCATCTCTGGCACTGGCGGTACTTGGGGTATTGGCAATGACACCCTAGAATCTTACTGCTCCAGTCTGGAGATACTCAATCCTGATGGCACGGTATTAGGTAAGAAGGTTATTGGCAAGGGTTCGCACGGTGTTCCTTCTGGCCAACAAGCGACATGCGCTATCAGCGGCCACTACGAAGGTACTGACTTTACTAACGCCCTAGAAGGTATTAGAATTTTGGCAAGCAGCGGTACGTTCACAGGCACTATCAATGTCTGGGGGTACAGTTGAAATGTTATATAGATCGACCTCTTCCGTTGAGGTAAAAAACATAACAGACAAATACCCAGAAGCTATTGAAGACTTTGATGCCAATGAGTGGTTAGCTGATTACGAGAACTTGGCACTCTTCAACGATGCAGGTGATTTGGCTATGTTCTCTTTTCAGAAGGAAGGTGTCTATACCGGACATTACTTCTTTCTATCAAGGGGGCGACAAGCAGTAAAGGCTGCTAAAGAACTTTTAGAGTTCTTCTGGGAGACAGCCGAGAATGCTCAAGTGTTGGTAGGACTGACCCCTTTGGAAAAACTAGGGGCACGATGGATGAACAAACAACTTAAATTCACTTCACATGGCGTGGTGCAGACTGTGACAGGCCCGTGCGAACTAGTTATTCTCACCAAGAAAGAATGGGAAATAAATAATGGGTAAAATCGGTCAGACACTCTTCGGCGGCTCTAAGTCTAAACAAGAGTCCGGCAATAAAAATATGGGGATGATCAACAACGCCTTTGGGGGTCTGATGGGTCAGGCTACCGAGGGCGCCAATGGTCTTGCTGCACTGCTGGGCGGGGACAGCTCAGGTTTTAACAAATACAAAGACGCCACCGGTTTCGACTTCATGTCAGAACAAGGCTCTCGTGGTATCACAGGCAATGCCGCAGCCAGAGGCCTCTTGAGGTCTGGCAGCACAGGTAAAGCCTTGATGAACTACGGCAACGCCATGCAAGACCAGTATGCAGGCAACTATATGGATCGCTTGTTGGGTCAGGCAGGTCTTGGTATGCAGGCTGGTGGGCTAGTTGCGGGTGCAGGCCAGTACAGCAAGGGCAAGTCGAGCGAGAAGCCCGGTATGCAGAAGTTCCTCGGTGCCGTCATGGCTTCCGACTCCCGCCTCAAGAAGAACATCTTTAAGATTGGCGAGATGCTCAACGGACTCGGTATCTACCAGTACCGCTATATCAACAACAAAGGCCCATACATTGGTGTCATGGCCCAAGAAGTTCTTGCCAAGATGCCTGAGGCGATGGGCCCGACAGTCGACGGCTACTTGACTGTTGATTACAGCAAACTTGAAGGAGTCGCCGCATGAACTTTAGAGACCTCCTAGGCGCTTTCGCGGAAGAGGACGATCCGAACTCCCAACAGCAGATGGGCATGGATGACATGCTGGCTAATCTCGTACAGTCCCGTCAGGGCGGCATCGGCGCTATGAACCCCGGTCAAGGTATTCCTGCACCTCAGGGTGCCCTCGATGCTCCCCCGGGTCAAGGCGAAGCAATCCCAGAAGGAACGGGCGACGTTATCGACGTCAATGGTGTGAGACCTACTAGGCCTCCGGCACCAGAGCCCATGGATGAAGAAGTCCTTAACTTCGGTAACAACCAGTACATTGAAGAGGCGGCTGCTGCCAGAGAGAACGTACCGAATAAGCCGGGCAAGCTCCGTAACATCCTTGGTACTATTGGTGACGCCTTCCTAATCAACGGCGGTGCCGATGCCATCTGGGCCCCTAAGCAGGAACGCCGTAAGATGGGCAACGCCATGGCTGGCTTTACTCGCAACCCTAGCGACGCAGCCGAACGTATGGCTGCTGGTGGTTACGGCAAGGATGCGCTGGAGATGCTCGGTAACGTCAACCAGAACCAAGCCCGGACTATGACGGCTCAGACGGGTCAGGCGAATGCCAACGCTACTGCGACGAAGAACGCCCAGAAAGCGTATCAAGACGCTCGTGATATTTCTAGTCGCCTGCTCTCGGCTGCTGGGGACGACCCAGAGAAGGTGGCCTTTGCGATGAAGAACATCGCACTGGTTGCTCAGAAGTTGGGTACTACCCCACAGGAGCTAGGACTGTTAGAGAACATGACGCCGGGGCAACGAGCCGTATATGGTATGTCTGACATGACTGTGCAACAGCAGGAACAGTTCCCTCGTAGGGACCGCGGCCTCAACATCAGTCAGCAGAATGCCGACAACGGCACTAGGAACGCCGACTCTAATGCACTAAGGGCTTCTCGACCGCCTGCCGGAAGTAATCCTCCTACTCCTACGGAAGCTGGTGAGGTTGCTCGTATCCGCGGCATTATCAATAGCGGAGTCAGATTGTCTCCGGGTGATAAGGCTACTTGGAATAAGTATCTCAACGGTAATAAACCTAAGCGCGGTGCCGTGACAGGCAACAAAGGCGGTACTCCGGCGAGAATGCCAAGCAGACGATTCAAAGTAATGAAACGACCTAATTAAGGAACAGACATGTCAGCCAATAAGCTGCTTACTTTTACTATTAAAGACGAAGAAACCGGCGCGATTTTCGACATCGAAGGTCCAGCAGATGCTACCGATGAGGAGCTGTTTGCTGCTGCAGCTGACTGGCAAGAACAAGGGCAGGGGTCTCAGGCAGAACAGCCTCAGGCTCCTGTTCCTGTGTCTGGAGAAGACGCACTTGAGCCCGCACTTGAGCCCGCACCTGACATCGCACCTAACGCAATGCTCGGTGCCAACACTCAGGCAACAGGCGGTGACAAGAGTGTCACCCGTGTCAAAGGTGCCAACGAGTTCCTTGAGAACGCATTCCGTTCGGGCCAGGATTACTACGAAGCCAAGCAACAGTTCGAGGAAAAGTTCCCCGGTGTGCCTTTCAACAAGCCCGGGGACACCAACACGCCTGAGACGTGGGCTGCCCTGCGCCTGAGGCTCAATAAAGAACCCGCCTTC